AGGAGAATAAAGATGTTGAAGTCCGTCTGTATTATGATGAGCGCGGTCTTGATCGTTACTATGGTCTTCTGGAACTTGGTGAGATTGGTGGACTCTGGAAGAATGTAGCAGGACGTTATGAGATTGATGGTAAGAAGATTTATGCCAAGCAGATTCTAAAAGAACCTGAGGTATATTTTACTGAAGAAGTAATGCAACAGTTGGACGAAATCGCACGTAAGGAATTTAGTTATGGAGAAAGTTGAGTTTCTAATCCTTAGAAACCTATTACATAATGAAGAATATGCAAGAAAAGTAATACCATTTATTAAATCTGAATACTTTGAAGATCAAAATCAAAAAGTTATATTTGAAGAAATCTTAAATTTCATTCAAGAATATAATCAACTTCCCACAAAAGAAGTTCTTTGTATTGAAACCGAAAATCGTAGTGATATTAATGAAACTTCTTTCAAGGAAATTATTAACATCATTCAATGTCTTGATGAAATAGTAGTTGAACTTGGATGGGTTGTAGATACAACTGAAAAATGGTGTAGAGATAGAGCAATCTATTTGGCACTAATGGAATCCATTCATATTTCTGATGGAAAGGATAGTAAAAAAAATCGAGATAGTATTCCATCTATCCTATCCGAAGCTCTTGCTGTAAGTTTTGATAATCATGTAGGTCATGATTATTTGCAAGACTATGAACAACGTTATGAGTCTTATCACAAAAAGGAGGATAAAATTGAATTTGATCTCGAATATTTTAACAAAATCACAAAAGGTGGTCTCCCTAACAAAACTCTCAACATCGCACTTGCTGGTACGGGCGTCGGCAAGTCTTTATTCATGTGCCATGTGGCTAGCTCCGTCTTGCTCCAAGGACGGAACGTATTGTACATTACGCTTGAAATGGCAGAAGAGAAAATTGCTGAACGAATTGACGCAAACCTATTGAATGTTCCTATTCAGGATATTGGAGATCTGCCCAAGCAGATGTTTGAAACTAAAGTTACGAACATTTCTAAGAAAACACAGGGAACTTTGATCATTAAAGAATATCCAACCGCATCTGCTCACTCTGGACATTTCAAGTCTCTTTTAAATGAACTTGCTTTGAAGAAGTCTTTCCGTCCAGATATCATCTTTATTGACTATTTGAATATCTGTGCCTCATCGAGGTATAAAGGAAATCTTTCTGTCAATTCTTATTCTTATATTAAAGCAATTGCAGAAGAACTTCGTGGTCTTGCTGTTGAGTTTAATGTTCCTATCGTAAGTGCCACTCAGACTACTCGTTCTGGTTATGGTAGTTCTGATGTGGAACTGACAGACACTTCTGAATCATTTGGTTTGCCTGCAACTGCTGATTTGATGTTTGCCCTAATTTCTACGGAAGAACTTGAAGAGCTCGGACAGATTCTTGTGAAGCAACTTAAGAATCGTTATAATGATCCAACTATTCATAAGAGATTTGTAGTTGGAATTGACCGAGCAAAAATGCGTCTTTATGATTGTGAACAGTCTGCTCAAAATGATATTCTTGACAATAAGCAAGAAGAAGAGTATGATTTTGAAGAAAGAAAACCAAAGAAAACATTTGAGGGATTTAAATTTTGAACTACTATTCGGTATTTGATAAGAATGGTAAAAAAATTGCTGATTGTGCAAGTATTCAAGATGCTATTATGTTAGTTGAATTTGATTCGACACGAACATATCGTCAAGTTAAGCATATTAATCCAGAAACAATTAATGTTCCTCATGTTCGGTTGGAAGATGATTTGCAACTTCCAGCACAACAAATTTTACCCCAATCTGAATTAGAACCTGTTATCGTATGACTATCGATCTTAATAAGTATGTGGAGTTTGTTAATACAACCACTTCCCAACCGAGTAAAAACTTCACTGATTTTTCTTCCCGTCTTGCAAATCTTGAAAAGGAAGGATTTCCTACAGAACGATTGCTTACTGCTGCTGTAGGAATGTCTGCTGAAGCAGGTGAGTTTACTGAAATCGTAAAGAAAATTGTTTTCCAAGGTAAACCTGTCAATGAAGAAAATTTATTTCATTTGAAAAGGGAACTCGGAGATATTATGTGGTATGTTTCCCAAGCTTGTCTTGGACTTAATATTTCTATTGAAGAAGTAATTCAAATGAACTTTGAAAAACTGAGTGCTCGTTATCCTGAAGGTGCATTCAGTATTGAACGTTCTGAAAATCGTAAGGAAGGTGATCTATGACTAAAGAAAATCAAGTAACAATTAAAATGGATGCTCGTACTGCAGCAGCAGTACGTCAAGTTTTATTCGATGCTCAAAAAGGATATACTTATGATGATGTAAGTGTTCCTCCTCGTGTAATTGATATTCGCAATGTTATTCAAGAACTTGATGATAACATTGGTGCCGTTCTCGGTGTTTGATAAATAATTTACCCTTCGGGGTTTACTGGGGAATTAGCTCATTTGGTAGAGCACTGCTTTTGCACGGCAGGGGTGAGGGGTTCGAGTCCCCTATTCTCCATTTCTAAATATTAAAAGAATAATAAGTTATCCACAATGTCGGATTCTGAAGTACTATTAGCAATAAATTCTGTACTTAAAGGATACGAAACTAAAGTTGTTAAGGCTGGTGTAAAAGTAGATAAAATCCGTGTCATCGCATCTCAGAGAGCAGAGGTTCAAGATAAAATATCTCAAGAGTTGAAAAAAAGAAAAGTAAAATACGTAAATGAAGTAGATAAAAGTGAATCTTCATTTCCAGTAACTAAAATTTCATTGTCAAATTCTATTGTTAAGTTGATTTATAAAAAGGGTGCTGGTGGAGGATCGGGTGCAGGAGCTGCTCTAACTAAATTGGCAGAATCTTCTCAAGCACTTTATGCTGCATTGGCATTTAACGTGTTGAAAAGAGAAATAACAAATGCTGATGTAACAAAGGAAAATTTTAAAAAAGCACTTACAACTGCGGATACAGATGAAAAATTTGAAAGTATGATTAATAATCTTCCAGATGATTGGATAAATTCTTCAATAGAAGGGGCAAATGCTTTGTTTAGGCAATATAGTGGTAAAGGAAAATTTACTTTTCATAGGGGTTCTAAAACTGTAGAAGCAATAGAAAAAACTTTTACTACTATTAATAGAATAGAAGGTGCATTTGGAAATTTGAATAAATGGAGTCCAGCTGATATTTACATGGTTGCAAATGGATTTAATGTTGCAGAACTTCAGAAAGAAAAAACTCTTAAAGGTTTGAATGAAAAGATGTTTGAGTACATTCAAGCAAATCAACTTATAGGAGTATCTTTAAAAAAAATAACAGGAAAGGCAAAGATATCTAAGAAAAATTTTCCAACGGATAAGAAAATAGTAACAGCAGAATTTAGAGGGACGACAACAAATATGGATGCTATGGATGGTTACATCCAGTGGGGAACGGCAACAACTGAAAAAATTCAATTTAGAAGTTTTGGTGGAGAAACTTCTTTAACAGGATGGCAGGGAGAAATTAAAGGAGCTTCTGCTAATCAAGGAAAAATTTCTTTAGGTCCTGTAAATTTTATTTTGAAAAGACATGGGTTAAATCAACTTCCAGAATCCAATGTTTCGGCAAGATTGGCGGAGCAAAATTCTGATACACATTCAAAAGAAATTGCTAAAATGATGGTGGATTATGGATTAGTTAATTCAAATCAATTGGAAGAAACTGCTGCAACTATACAAATCAAATCGAATAAATATCGATATTCAAAGTATCTTGTGATGAAACTTTTGACTACGATGGAGTCTGCAAAAAAGGAAGTCAGAAATGAAGTTGTAAAAGACTTTTATTTGTATGCAAGTTCTCAAGCAACTTATTCGGCACCATACATTAAATTAGAATAAATATAAGTATATCAAGATAAACCATGAAGAGTTTTTTCCAATTTCTAACTGAGGCAACCCAGTCGCAGGCATCGTTGCAGGCAAAGAAACTGAACCTCAAGAGTGATGGTCACGGAGGATGGTATGATTCCCGTGGAGAATTTGTTGCAAAAACCGAAGCAGGAAAACTCAAATTTTATAATAAGGGAGAAAAGATAGGGCAGAAAGATCAACCTAAGGAACCTGCTGCAAAAGCAAAATCAGCAGAGAAACCGGCAGCAAAACCACAACCAACTACAACAACTACAAAGGCACCAGAAAAACCAGAAGGTGAAGGAGATCCTGGAGAAATAAGTGATACCTTAACTGTTGCTTTTGGACGTTTCAATCCACCTACAGTGGGACATGAAAAACTTTTAAAATCTGCTAGCAAGGTTGCTGCTGGTGGAGATCTTAAGATTTATCCATCAAGGACACAGGATCCTAAAAAGAATCCATTAGATCCTGATATGAAGATTTCGTTTATGAAAAAAATGTTTCCAGAATTTGAAGATAATATTATTAATGATGATGAAATGAAGTCAATCTTTAATGTTTTGGTTGCTGCTTCGGAAGAGGGGTATTCAAACGTTAATATTGTTGTGGGTTCCGATCGTCAAGCAGAGTTTGAAAATCTTGCTCAAAAATATAATGGAGATCTTTATGATTTTGATTTAATTCGTGTAGTTTCTGCAGGTGTTCGTGATGCTGATGCTGAGGGTGTATCTGGAATGTCAGCATCCAAAATGAGAAAGGCTGTTATGGATGATGATTTTGAATCATTTCGGAGAGGAACTCCAAAGACACTTGATGACGGTGATGCACGTTCCTTGTTTGATGCAGTTCGTCAATCAATGGGTGCGAAAAAGAATAAGAAAGTTGCCGAACTTTGGCAAATTGCTCCTAAGTTTGATATGTGGAATCTTCGTGAAAATTATGTTGCAAAACAAATTTTTAGAATGGGTGATGTTGTAGAGAATTTGAACACTGGACTTGTAGGTGAAATTATTCGCAGAGGAGCCAACCATCTTATTTGTGTAACTAAAGAGGGGTGGATGTTTAAATCTTGGATTAAAGACGTTATGGAATATAATGAAGTTAAGATGGATAAAAAATATAGAGAACCTGGAAAACCAAATACACTTATTGGAACTACTGGATATTTTAAGTATGCCACTGACATGACACCTGGATTTGAAAAGGGAGATGAAATGAATCTTCAACCTGGAGCAAAACCTTATAGTGGTATCAAGAATTTCATAAATAAGTATAAAGTCAAAAAGTAAAAAACTTATACTCATGTTGGTAAATAATCTTAACGATATTTCTGCAGTTTACTTGCAGCAAATTGCTGAGAAGAAGGATTCTTCATATCTTGAAACAGATATGGAAAAACGTCATGAAAATAATGAGAAAGCTCGTGAAGAGATGAAGAAGACTAAGGCGCATAAGGATATGGCAAAGTCTGCCAGAAAGTCTATGGGTATTGATGATGAAGATGATGAAGATGATATTAATGAGGCAACCTATTCCGCCAAAGCAGCAAGAGCAGGTAAGGATATTGGTAAGCCTGGTAAGCAGTTTGCGAAGATTGCTGCTTCCGCTGCAAAGAGATATGGTTCAGTGGAAAGAGGTAAAAAGGTTGCTGGTGCTGTTTTAGCAAAACTTCGTGAAGAAGAAATTGAGATTGGTGAAGCAGTAAAGGGTACTGATCCTGAAATGAGAAAAGCAGCATCTGCAGAAAGAAGATTGGGAGATAAGAGACTTTCTCCTTCTACTGGAAAGGGATATGCTGATCAGCAAAAGCAATCGATCGCTTTTATGGATAAGGTGACGAAGAAAAATAAGAATGTAGTTGGACTGGTAACTAAAGAAGCACTTGATCCAGTAGGAAAAGAAGATTCTGATGTTGATAATGATGGTGATAGTGATAAGTCTGATAAGTATCTTTTGAATCGTCGTAAAGCAGTTGGTAAGGCAATTGCTAAGAAGAAATCAGTAAAAGAAGGTTTCTCAAACTGGAGACAAGATCTTGCCGAAGTAATGGATGATGTTGAGGCAAGTAAAGAAATTAAAGAAAAAAAGGTTAATAATAAGATCAAGATTAATCCAGAAATGAAAGAATCCTTTGAAGAGTTTGGGGCAACTCTCATTGAGATGGTAGAAATTGATGAGTTTGATTATATTGTAGAGAGTGCATATGATGAACTTCTTGAGGAGGGTTATGATGAAGATGATATTGAAGAAGCACTTGAATATGCTTTAACTGAAGCAAAGGTAACTTTTGGACATGATACGGCACCAGAAAAGAAAAGAAGTGGCATTTTAGATGCTGCAAGAAAAAAACTTTCTGGAGCTAAAACTGCAGCAAAAGCAGCAGTTGCTAGAGGTGCAAGAAAAGTTGCTAAGGGTGCATTAGGTGTTGCTCGTAAAATGGAAGATGGTAATAAAAAACCACAAACTGCGGTAAGAAAACCATCAACATATCGTGGTGTTGGGGCGGGAACTAAAGAAAGAGTAAGCAGTGGTTCTTATACTCCACCTACTAAAAAGAAAGCAGAAAAACCATCTGATCCTTGGGAAGGAAGTGCAACAACTCCACCAAAAGCAAAGAAAGTAAAACCAAAAGCAACTGCAAAAACAACTAAAGTTGCAACTAAGAAAAAGAAGTCTAATTTAGATAATCTTCTTGCTTCTATTAGAAGTGAAGAAATTCAGATTGGTGAAGCAGTTTATGGAGGAACTTCTGCGAAAAAAGAAGAACCAAAAGATACTCGTTACACCGTAACTGCTGCTGATAAAACTGCAAATACTAAAGCATATCAAAATTATAAAGCAGGACATCCTTCATATAAGGCTGCTCCACATTTAGGTGAAGAAAGTGAAATTGATGAAGGAATGTCCATGAAGGACTTCAAGCAACAAAGAAGTCGTCAAAAGCAAAAGGAAAAGAGAGCATCAGATAAAATTGCTCCTAATCGCAGAAAGGATATTCATACTGATAGATATTCTCCCGAGAGAGCAGCAAGACATCGTGCTAATGTAGATCCTGACTTTGAGGGTAATGATGAAAGAAACTATCCTGGGGGTAAGTTAAATCCAAAGAAAGTTCGTAAAGCAAAAGCACTTGGAGAACTTGGTGAAAACTATCTTGACGAAAAGACTCTGACTTCTGCTGAAACCAAAAAGAAAGAAGAGATTGTAAAGTCAATGAAGAAGAATATTGGTGACTTTGAAAAGAGATATCCTGGTCGTGGCAAAGAGGTTATGTATGCTACTGCTACCAAAATGGCAAAGAAAGTAGCAGAAGATGCTAACCAAATTGATGAAAGAATGCACGATGAACCTGGAGAGGGTCCAAGACAGAGATATGGTGATTACTATGGAAGAGATCGTTCTGATTCTCGTGGAACTAGAATGAGTGCAGGACTTCAACCAAGTGAAATATCTGGAAAGAATAATGCGAATAAGAAAAAAGTAAAAGAAGAAATGGATGATCAAATGAATTCTTCTGCTATTGATGATAAAAAAGCTGATATACAGAGGAAGAAAATTCAAATGCAAAGAGTTAGGGACTTAACTACTAGATTACAAGCTGCGAGAAAAGGAGTTTATTAATCTCCCTATACTCTAAATAGAACAGGATACTCTTTTACGGAGGATATTATGAGTGCAGTAGTAGCAGTGGTAAAACCACTTCTGATTCAAATTGCAACACATCCAGCAGTTAAAAATCTCGTTCTCGATCTGCTGAAAAAGTACGTTGATAGTACAGATAATAGTATTGATAATGTTGTTTATGAACTTGTGAAGGATAAACTCTTCACTCCACAAGCATGATTACATGTTTAGTGACTAATTGGGGAGTAACTATTGTCCTTGGTCTCTTACTAACTGCTTCCGAGTGGTTGGCAAAAACAAAACGATTCGAGGAAAATGGAATTCTTGATTTATTAACGCACTTTTTAAAAACAATTTTACATAGGGGAGACAAAAAGTAAGGTCTCCCTTTTTTATAAATATTTCTTAGATTAAATTAGTAAAGGTAAAAAAGAATGGCACTCTGGGGCATTTCTACAACTACTGAGACTGAAGCAAATAATTATGCGATCCCCAAGCATTTAAAGGAAACTGATCGTAATACGACTCCTTGGAATGCATTTGCAGACGAACGCGGGTGGATTTATAGAAGATATGGCACCACAGAGCATTCTGGTCTGTCAACTCACTATTATGATGAAGTTCTAGTTCCTGTTGCTGGATTGAATACTGCTGGTCTCCCTTCAGATCTTGGATCAACTGGACTTGCAGGTGCTACTCCAGTTGCAGTATTTTTTGAAGATCCAAATCTAGCATCACCAATTTCTATTGGTGCTGGTGGAACTACTGGAATTGGAACTGGAACTACTGGATATGTTCACGTTGTTTGGAACGAAACAGTATTCTGTAGTGCTGGTGCAACTGTTCTCCTAAGAGGTCATAATGCAACTGGAACAGCAACCACAGCAGTTGTTGCAACAGCAGCATCAGTGACTCCATATGCATCTATTGTTTCTTTTGCAAATACTTTTGGATTTGTTGATAATAAGAATTTCAATGGTCAAGTTTCAAATAGAATCGCATTTGCATTTACCACTCCTGCAACAGGAGTTGGAACTTATCTAGGTGTAAGTCTTGCTGCTGGTGTTGTTGGAACAATCACAGACTTTGCTGGTGGAAATGCAGTAATTAAAACTCTTTCATCAGATCTTCTGAGACAAGTTGGTGGTGCTGGAACCATTACAGATACATCAGTTGGAATTGGTACGACGACTCTTCTAATTAAATCCTGATAATATATGATTTTCAATGAATTGAATGAGGACAATTTCCTCTTATTCGCTATTAAAAATTATGAAAATCCTCAGGCGGTAACGAAGGAAGATTTTGATAAAGATCTAAATCATTTCAAATATATTAAAAGACTTTTGAAACGATATAGAAATACGGGGGAACTTAAGGTTCCCCTTTTGATCAATCATTTTATTGTTCTGTATAATATTTTTGGTGAAGCAGCAACTCCTATGCTGTTTTTTAAAATTGAAAAAGAACTCTGGTCTGTTATGAAAACCTTTATGTTATTTTTAAATAAAATTCCAGAGTATCCAAAATGTTATCTTCATGACATCCCTATTGATTTGGAATGTTTAAAAGAACTTCAAAATATTTTTAAACCAAATGAACAGAATTGATAAAATTATCAAAATAATTCGTGAACAAATGGTTGCAAATGCTCCAGGTTCTCAGGGTGGTTTTGGATCATCTTCTCCACCAGAAGGTCCAACTGCTGGGTATTCTAAAAAAATATATGCCAAGGGTGGAATTGGCAGTAGAAAAAAATGGTTAGACTACCTACGTTCCTCCAATGGCAGAAGAAATTAAAGTCGCAGTCTTGGAACAAAAACTAGAAGACTTAAAAGACATCATTCTTAAAATTGATGACGCTATTGAAAAATTGAGTGAAGTAAATAGTAATGTAACTAAAATGCTTGCTGTTCATGAGCAGAGGATCTCAAAGCAAGAGGAAACCGACTCTGTACTCTTTGCTAAAATTGACAAACTCCGTGATAAAGTTGACCGGGATTATGACGCACTTGTGTCGAGAGTACAATCGATAGAGAAAAGAGTGTGGATGGCAATAGGTGCAATTGCTTGTATAACATTTTTTGTAAACAACAGTCGTCTTATTCAAGTCTTGACACCACATCCTCAAAGTTCTATAATTGAGCAACGCAACTTCAAGGCTTGATTATGGATTTTGTTGATGTTAAGTACATCAATTTGATTTCTCTAAGACTTCAGAAATTTAAAAAGATAAAAAACAACCTTTATAATTTTCGTTGTCCTATTTGTGGAGATTCTCAAAGAAATAAAAATAAAGCAAGGGGATATCTATATCAAGTAAAGAACAATACAAACTTTAAATGCCATAATTGCGGTTTAAATATTTCCTTCAATAATTTTTTAAAACAGGTAGATATTAATACACATAAGCAATATACGTTTGAAAAATTTAAGGAAGGTAATACTGGTAAAAACTTTGTTGTTGAAGAACCAGAGTTTAAGTTCGAGACCCCAAAGTTTAAACCAAAATTGGATTTGCCTAGAGCATCAGAAAATTCTGCTGCAAATGCATATCTAGAAAAACGAAAGATAAATCCACATAAATTTTATTATACTGAAAAATTTAAAGAGTGGACTAATTCTTTAAAATTCACATTTGAATCCATTGATAAGGATGAACCAAGAGTTATAATTCCTTTATTTTATCATAATACTCTAGTTGGATTTCAAGGCAGAGCACTTGGTCCATCAAAGGTTAAATACATTACTGTGATGCTTAATGATGATGCACCAAAAATCTATGGTCTCGATGAAATTGAAAAAACTAAAACTGTATACATCACAGAAGGACCCTTTGATTCGACTTTCATTCGCAACTCAATTGCTATGTGTGGAGCTGATAGTGATGTTGATAAGTGGGGCATTAGCAATCGTGTGTGGATCTATGATAACGAACCACGTAATACAGAGATCGTCAGACGAATCCAATCTAAAATTGAAAGTGGAGAGTCCGTCGTCATTTATCCAAACACAATAAGTGAAAAAGACATTAATGACATGGTTTTATCTGGACTTGATATTCAATCCGTGATAGAATCAAATACTTACTCTGGTTTAAAAGCAAAACTTAAATTTACCACCTGGAAGAAAATATGAGCAACGGTTTAAAGGTTAAAAAGAGAAATGGATCTATTGAGAATATTGATCTTGATAAGATGCATGTGATGGTTGAAGAGGCATGTGGAGGTCTTGCAGGAGTCTCTGCGAGTCAAGTTGAGATGACATCTGGAATTCAATTTTATGATGGAATTACAACCGCAGAGATTCAGGAGATCTTGATTCGTTCCGCTTCTGATCTTATTGATTTGGAACACCCTAATTATCAATATGTTGCTGCTCGTCTATTGCTTTTTGCAGTTCGTAAGCAACTTTATGGGAAAATGAAAGAACTTCCCACTCTGGAGCAGCATATTATTGATTGTGTTTCTGCAGAAGTTTATGATAGTGAAATCTATACCAAGTATTCGCAAGAAGACATTGAACGAGCTGATTCTTTCATTGATCATGATCGTGATTTTCTATTTACCTACGCAGGTCTAAGGCAGGTTGTTGATAAGTATCTTGTCCAAGACCGTAGTGGTGGTGGAGTATATGAAACTCCACAGTTCATGTATATGATGATTGCTCTGACTATTTTTGCAGAGTATCCAAAAGAAACCAGAATGTCATATGTCAAGAGGTATTATGACGCAATCTCCAAGCACAAAATCAACATTCCAACCCCTATCATGGCAGGAGTGCGAACGCCACTTAGACAATTTGCTAGTTGTGTTCTTGTTGATGTTGATGACACCCTCGATTCTATCTTTAGCTCTGACATGGCTATTGGTCGATACGTTGCGCAGAGGGCGGGAATCGGCATCAACGCTGGTAGGATCCGTGGCATCAACAGCAAAATCCGAGGTGGAGAAGTTCAACACACGGGTGTTGTACCATTTCTCAAAAAGTTTGAAGCAACTGTCAGATGTTGCACGCAAAATGGCATACGAGGTGGATCC